GGGGGCGGATGGCCTTATCTGAAGTTTAGTTCCACAACGGGGACAGTTTACGTAAATGGAGTTATGCCGTTGCAAAACACTTTTAACTCCCTCATTGAAACATTTAACACAAAGAGAGTGAGCAGGTTCGTCCCCTTGGCACTCTGGCTTAATACGGTAAATAAATGTCCCAAACTCGGTGGCGGTGAGGGTATATCGGGCACTCTCCTCTTCCCATCGAATGTACTTGGCTATTTCCGCCTCAAGTTCCCGTATGCGGGCCGTAAGGCCTGTATGTTCTGCATGGGCTGCGTTCAACTGCCCTTGGAGCCCAAGAAGAACGCCGTTGAGTTCAACAACCTTGGAAGTTACAGCTGCGTCCGTCTTCAACGTAAGCATGCCTTGCGTAATATCCGTGGCCGCCTTGATGCCGCCGTAGGCACCAGCAATCCAGTCCATCATGACCAGGTTCCTTCTGGGGAGAAATCGACCCATGAAGGGTAACACCAGAGACTTCCTGGCGGATATTGCCCAGCTTGCGGGGGAGTTCCGCCGCCAGATCGAGGCCGAGGTCGCAGGTTTCGACCCCGACCCGAAGGCCAGCGCCGCCCGGCGTGAACGGGCCAGCGCGGACTATGAGTATTTCGCCCGGACCTACTTCCCGCACTACGTGAAGCGCGGTAACGCGCTGCTCCACGACTACCTCTACAAGCGGTTACCCGAGCTGGTGGACCACCCAGACGGCCAGCACGAAGCCATTGCGGCGCCGCGTGGTAATGCCAAGTCCACCCTGGTGAGCCAGATATTCGTGATCTGGTGCGTACTCACCGGCCGCAAGCATTACCCCCTGATCATCATGGATGCCTTCGAACAGGCCGCCACGATGTTGGAGGCGATCAAGGCGGAGCTGGAGTTCAACCCGCGCCTGGCCATGGACTTCCCCCAGGGCGCCGGCAAGGGCCGCGTCTGGCAGGTCGGCACCATCGTTACGGCGAACGATGCCAAGGTCCAGGTCTTCGGCTCCGGCAAGCGGATGCGCGGCCTTCGACACGGCCCGCATCGTCCTGATCTGGTGATCGGCGACGACCTGGAGAACGACGAGAACGTCCGCAGCCCGGAGCAGCGCGACAAGCTGGAAAACTGGCTGAAGAAGACCGTTCTGTCCCTCGGCTCGGCCGACGACACCATGGACGTCATCATCATCGGCACCATCCTTCACTACGACTCGGTCCTGTCGCGCCTGCTGAAAAACCCGCTGTGGAAGCGGCGCAAGTTCAAGGCGATCATCGAATGGCCGCACCGCATGGACCTGTGGGAGACGTGGGAGGAGCTGCTGCTCAACTCCGACGACGAGGGCGCCGCCGCACTGGCCTTCTACCAGGAACGCGCCGCCGCCATGGAGGACGGCGCGATCATCTGCTGGCCGGATGGGCAGCCCCTCTACAAACTCATGGTGAAACGTGCTCGCGATGGGCACTCGGCGTTCGACTCGGAACAGCAGAACGACCCTGTCCAGGGCGAAAACGCCCCCTTCGCCGCCTGCATCACGTTCTGGGTCAACCGCCTGGCGCAATGGATGTTCTACGGCGCGTGTGACCCGTCCCTTGGCAAGCAAGGTTCCAGCCGCGACCCCAGCGCCATCCTGGTGGGTGGGTTCAATCGGGAAACAGGCGTCCTGGACGTGGTCGAGGCCGGTATCCGCAAGCGCCTGCCGGACAAGATTATCGAGGACATCATCACCATGCAGCGGGCCTATCGCTGCCTAGTCTGGGGCGTCGAGGCGGTCCAGTTCCAGGAGTTCCTGCGCACCGAGCTGGTGAAGCGCTCGGCCAAGGCGGGCTGCCCAGTACCTGCCCGAGCGATCACACCACACGCCGACAAGCTACTGCGCATCGAAAGCCTCCAGCCGCACATGGCCAACGGCCTAATCCGTCTGCATCCAAGCCAGACCGTTCTGGAGCAACAGCTGCGCCACTTCCCGGCCGCAGACCACGACGATGGCCCCGACGCCCTGCACATGCTCTGGATGCTCGCGACAACCGGTTTCGCTTCCATGGAGTTCGCCCTGGTAGGCCGGCAAGGGACCACCAGTTCTGGTGGATTTGACGATTCATTTGACGTAGGTGGCCGCATGGGCGGCGACTGGTAGGAGACGCAACGATGGCCGCCATCGTGGATATTTACGGCAACCCCCTGCGAACCCAGCAGCTGCGCAAGCAGCAGACCGCGCACCTGGCCGGTCTGGCCAAAGAGTTCGCCAACCACCCGGCCAAGGGGCTGACCCCAGCCAAGCTGGCTCACATCCTGATCGAGGCCGAGCAGGGGCACCTCCAGGCTCAGGCCGAGCTGTTCATGGACATGGAGGAACGCGACGCCCACCTGTTCGCCGAAATGAGCAAGCGCAAGCGCGCTGTCCTCGGCCTGGACTGGACCATCGAGCCGCCGCGCAACGCCTCGGCCGCAGAGAAGGCCGACGCGGAGTATCTCCACGAGCTGCTGCTCGACCTGGAAGGCATTGAAGACCTCATGCTCGATTGCATGGACGGCGTCGGCCACGGCTATAGCGCTATCGAGCTGGACTGGTCCCTCCAGGGACGGGAGTGGCTGCCGCAGGCCTTCGACCACCGGCCACAGAGCTGGTTTCAACTGAACCCGGACGACCAGGACGAGCTGCGCCTGCGCGATAACAGCATCGCGGGCGAGGTACTCCAGCCGTTCGGCTGGATCATGCACAAGCCGCGTTCGCGCTCGGGATACGTGGCGCGTAGCGGGCTGTTCCGGGTCGTGGCCTGGCCATACCTGTTCAAGCACTACTCCACGGCCGACCTGGCGGAAATGCTCGAAATCTACGGTCTGCCGATCCGGCTCGGGAAGTACCCGCCCGGCACGCCGGACGAAGAGAAGGTAACCCTGCTGCGAGCCGTGACCGGCCTCGGCCATGCCGCAGCGGGCATCATCCCCGAGAGTATGTCCATCGAGTTCCAGGAAGCGTCGAAAGGCTCGGCCGAGCCGTTCATGGCCATGATGCGCTGGTGCGATGACTCGATGTCGAAGGCCATCCTGGGCGGCACGCTCACCAGCCAGACCAGCGAGTCGGGCGGTGGTGCCTATGCCCTGGGGCAGGTCCATAACGAGGTGCGCCATGACCTTCTGGCGGCGGATGCCCGACAGCTCGCCGCGACGCTGAGCCGCGACCTACTCTGGCCCCTCCTGGTCCTCAACCGCTCCGGCAACCTCGACGCACGCCGCGCCCCCCGCCTGGTGTTCGACCTCAAGGACCGGGCCGACCTGGCCGCCATGGCAACGTCATTACCGCCCCTGGTCAAGCTGGGCGTCCAGGTGCCGGTCAACTGGGTCCAGGAGCAGCTGGGAATCCCGCTGCCAGCCAATGGCGAGGCGGTCCTGGTCGATCAGGTCGGCGCAGGTATCGCCCAGCTGAGCCGGCGCCCTGGTCCTCGCATCGCTGCGCTGGCCCAGGTGATCGGACCACGCTACCGCGATCAGGAAGCGCTGGACCAGGTGCTAGCCAGCCTGCCGGCCCAGGACATGCAAAACCAGGCCGATAGCCTGGTCGCACCGCTCCTGGATGTGATCAGCTGCGGAGGTAGCGAGGCCGAGCTGCTCGGCGCGCTGGCCGAGGCATTCCCGGATATGGACGACAGCGCCCTGGCGGATGCCCTCCACCGGCTGCTGTTCGTAGCCGACACCTGGGGCCGGCTCAATGGCACGCTGGATCGGATCGACTGATGGCAACGCCAACCGAGGCCGATCTGCGGGCCATCTTCGCCATGCGGCCGGAGGCCGCCATTGAGTACCTGGAGCGCAAGGGGTTCGCCATTACCTGGAACTGGCACGATGTTGACGCGGCCACCCATGCCCGAGCGCTGACGGTGGCCAAGGCGGCACGCCTGGACGTGCTCCAGGACATCCGCGACGCCCTGGTCGATAACCTGGAACGTGGCGGAACGCTGCGCGACTTCCAGCGCAACCTGCGGCCGGTCCTGGAGGCCAAAGGCTGGTGGGGGCGTCAGATAGTGGTTGCGCCGGACGGCGGGGCCGAGGTCGCCCAGCTCGGCAGCCCGCGCCGGCTGGAAACCATCTATCAGACCAACATGCAGTCGGCCTACATGGCTGGGCGCTATGCCGCCGCATACGAGGCCAGGGAAACTCATCCTTACTGGATGTATGTGGCCGTCATGGATAGCGTCACCCGGCCCAGTCATGCGGCGCTACATGGCAAGGTGTTCCGCTGGGACGACCCGATCTGGCAGCACATCATGCCGCCGAATGGCTACAACTGCCGTTGCCGAATCGTTCCGTTGACGGCGGCCGCTGTGCGTCGCCGTGGTCTGACGGTCGAATCCAGCGTCGGCAAGACCGGTCAGGTGACCGTCGAGACGGGCGTAGACAAGCGGACGGGGGAGATTCGGGAACAGACCCTAACCCCCCTGGAGACGACCGACCGGGCC